CTTTCCAGGCTACTCAATTCTCTCAGAGAATGTTGAAGGAAGGTTTACCGATGGTTGAATATGGCGCCACGGTCAAGAACTTCTCCGAACCGATGAAGGAACTGGAATCAAAAGTATTATCCAGGTCAATTCAATTCGACATGGACCCTGTATTGTTTTGGGCGGCTGGTAATGTGTGCGCACGGCTGGATCTGAAAGATAATATCTTTCCAAATAAAGTCCAAAAGGATTCAGCGGCAAAGATCGATCCCATTGTGGCGACTATTATGGCAATGGCTCGCGCATTATTCCATGAACGCGAGACTACACCCTATGAAGATCATGATTTATATGTTGTGGACCTATAATGTTTGAATCCATTAAAAGTGGTCTGCGGTCGTACATTCTCAAACGGCTGGATATTCAATCGGCAACGACAACGTTGCGCAATCCGGCGACATGGCTATTAGACTATCTGGGAACCAGCGAGACATCATCGGGTGTCCGGGCTTCTCAGAACAAGGCATATAGTCTGAGTGGGTACTATAACGGTGTTCGGATTATCTCCGAAACACTGGGTTCCTTACCGTTGAATGTATATCGCAGAACAGATGCAGGACGTGAAGTAGCAACAAACCATCCTGTTCAATCCCTCTTACATCGACAGCCTAACCCTGAAATGTCGGCCATGGTGTTCCGTGAAACACTGATGGCGCATGTAATTGACTGGGGTAATGCCTATGTCGAGATAGAGCGCGGTAGTGATGGCAGTCCCCTCAATCTATGGCCGTTACTGCCAAGGGATACGTGGCCGACACGCGCAGAGGACGGCACGCTATGGTATGAGACATGGATAGAGGGCAAGCGGTTTCTTATCCCCGCAGAGAATGTCTTACATGTGCCCGGTCTTGGCTATGACGGTCGCAAGGGATATCCGTTAATCCAGGTGGCTGCGGAAAGTATCGGGCTTAACGTGGCCCAGCACAGCTATTCATCCAAATACTTTCGGAATGGTGGTCATGTTTCGATGGTTGCTGAAACGGATGGTCAGCTAGAGCCGGATGGCAGGGAAAGGTTTAAGAAGGAACTGCAGGCGACTTATGGTGGCCTGACGAACGCACACCGAATCGCACTGCTCGAGCACGGGGTAAAGCTTCGCGCAACAAACCTCAGTCATGAAGACTCACAGTTAATCGAGTCCATGAAGTTTTCCGTTGAAGAGTGGGCCAGGTGGTTCAATCTCCCGCCACATAAGCTGAAGGATTTGCAGAACGCGCATTTCACCAATATCGAGCACCAGAATATCGAGTTTGTTTCTGATGCCATACGGCCATGGGCTGTTCGTTGGGAACAGGAATTTGATAGAAAGTTATTCTTCCAACGGAATACCTTCTACACCAAGCATGTACTGGAAGGTCTGTTGAGGGGTGATTTAAGGTCCAGGTCGGAATCGTATGCGATAGGCAGGAACTGGGGCTGGCTATCGGTTAACGAGGTCCGGGAACGGGAAGAGATGAACCGCTTACCCGGTGATACTGGTGATCAATACCTTGTACCGCTGAACATGGTTCCTGCCGATCAGGCAGGGCAGAACCAGAATGAAGATGATTCATCTTTGCGAGTGGTACAGGCAGCGGCGAGTCGGCTGGTCAATTATGAGACAACTCGAATAGGTAAGGGTCAAGACATTTATGGCAACGGTCAATTAGCTGAAAGAATGCAGCAATGGGTCGGGGCAAGTGATGAGGTATGCGACAAGTATATTCGAGTGTCTGGTCAGTTGAATGGCTTAGCACATGATTTTGATATCAGTGATGACCAATTACAGGAAAGCAAAATCAAGTTGCTGGTCAAACTGGTGAATGATGAAGAGGTTGAAGAGAATGAAACTATCATCGAAACCGCACTTTCATAACGGTCGGGTCGATCCAGGTAAGCGGGAATGGTTCTCGCTGAAGAAGGATACACAGGAAATCCTGATCTATGATGAGATCGGTCGAGGTTTCTTTGGTGGGGGTGTCTCGGCAGAGGATTTTGTCGAGGAAGTACAGGGCTTGAGTCTTTCATCCGGTGATACCTTGCGGGTTCGGTTGAATTCGCCTGGTGGGGATCTTTGGGATGGGAACACAATTTATAACTATCTCAGATCCCAGCCTTTCCACGTCAATATGCACATCGATGGTGTTGCTGCCTCTGCAGCGTCAATTGTCGCCATGGCTGGTGATACGATATCGATGCCTGAGAATAGTTTCCTGATGATTCATAACCCCTGGATGTTTGCGGCAGGGGATGCCAACACTTTCCGAAAAGTAGCCGATGACTTGGATCGAGTACGTGAAGGTGCGGTGAGTACATACGCAAGCCGAACCAATCTTCCCAGGGATGAGTTGGTCCAGATGTTGGATGAAGAAACCTGGATCGGTGCAAATCAGGCTGTTGAGATGGGATTTGCCGATGAAGTGACAGATGCTGTGCAAGTCGCAGCAATGTTGAAATTTGACTATGAGTCGTATGGTTTCCATACCCCTCAAGCCTTGACCGAACAAGAGCGCAAAGAGCAAGAAAGCTTGAAGCAGATGCGTGTCGATTGGTCAATTATGAATTCCGCTGCCCGACGGTAGCAGATAGTAATCAAGCCGAGTCCTTGATTATGCAAATCGTTGCCCGAAAGGGCTTTATTTATTAGGAGTCGAAATGAAAAGTGTAGCTGAAATGCAGAATGAGAGGACTCAGATCATGGCGGAAGCCGAAGAGATCCTTGAGACTGCCGAAGAAAATGGGCGTTCGCCTGGTGATGAAGAGAAGGAACGTTTTAATCTCTGCCTTACCAAAGTCGAACAACTGGACGCAGATATTGCGTTGAAACTGGAACTGGAAGCAAAGCAGAAAGCATCGATTAAGATCGACCCTGCTCACAAGCCAGCGCCTGCTGAACCTATGATGGCTAAGCCGAAGGCTGAATCTGTCTCCATCCCTCGTTCTTATGGAAAGATGGTAGCGTTCCCGAAGACGCCTGAAGGCGAAATGCGGGCATTCAAAGCCGGTCAGTTCATCATGGCAACCATCTATGGTAGTACCAAGGCTGCTGATTGGTGTCGCCAGAATGGTATGAACATTCGTTCTGCCCTTGCCGGTGGTATTAACACCGCTGGTGGCGTGCTTGTCCCTGAAGAGTTTGAACGTGCCATTATCGACTTGCGTGAACAGTACGGTGTATTCCGCCGCCTGGTTCGTGTACGTCCGATGGGTTCTGACACGACCAATATTCCGCGTCGTACTGGTGGTCTGACTGCTTACTACACTGGCGAGAATACTGCCGGTACTGAAAGCGATGCGACTTGGGACAATGTACAGCTGGTAGCCAAGAAGCTGATGGTTCTTACCCGTATGTCGAGTGAAGTCAGTGAAGATGCGATTATCGATCTTGCTGATACCATGGCTTCTGAAATCGCCTATGCCTTTGCTCTGAAGGAAGACACGGTTGGTTTCACAGGAACAGGTATCTCAACCGATGGTGGTATTGTCGGTGTTAATGTGAAAATCATTGACGGCAATCATACAAAGGGCGTGGTTGATGCAACTTCCGCGACTGATACTCTTCCTGAGATTGATGCTGAGGATCTGATCAACCTGATGTCTGTCATTCCGATGTACGCACGTGCAGGGTCAAGTTGGATATGCAGCCCGACTGCATTGGATGTTGTATTCAATGCCATTAAGGTTGCTGGTGGTGGTAATACACGGGATATGCTGGGTGATCTTGATACTCCGCGTTTCCTTGGTTATCCAATCGTGGTTACGGATATCTATCCTGATAATGTCGCAACGGTGTATAACAATCTGCCCATGATTGGTTTCGGTAATCTGGGCATGGCTTGTTCGTTGGGTGATCGTCGTGGTATTCGTGTTGCACTTTCCAGCGAACAGTATTGGGAAGAGGATCAAATCGGGGTCAAAGGAACTATGCGTCATGACATCAATGTTCATGATTTGGGTTCTACGACCGTGAAATCTCCTTTCGCTGTTCTTATTGGTAATACTTAAGTTAAAGGAGAAATTTATGTTCCCGATCCAAAATACGGCAACTAAGCTTATTGTTGCCAATACTTCCACCGCAACCAATGCGACTACTTCAGGTCTTGTCGATGTTCTCGGCTTTGATTCTGTCGGTGTTGATGTGATGCTTGATTCACAGGCGGCAACGTCCTCGAATCCTGCCCAGCTGACGCTTCAGGAATGCGATACCTCTGACGGCACCTATGCCAACATTACCGGTCTAGTAGGTGATGCAACTGACGGTTTCACTATTCCTATTGCTGATAGTGAGAGTGCTCAGATTATCCGCCTCAATGTGGATTGTCGTGCTCGCATGAGGTATCTGAAAGTGCTGATTCAGCCCGCAGGTACTACTCAGATTGTCGGTGCTACTGCTGTTTGTGGTAAAGCCGGTGATAGTACTATTGCTCGGGCAATGATGGCTGCTGTTGCAGACGCATGACAAAGGCTCCTTCAGAGCTTAAGTTGGACTTAGGGTCCGGGGGTCTTGAGATCCCCGGATTCCTACCGGTGGACCGTCTTGGTGGGCAGGAAGTTTACCCGCTGGACTATCCAGATAATTCAATTGCTGAGATTCGTGCCAGTCATGTACTGGAGCATTTCTCACACCAAGAAGTTACAGATGTAATACGTCACTGGGTTGGCAAGTTGCAGCCTGGTGGCCGATTGCGGGTAGCAGTTCCAGATCTGGAATATATCGCCCGTGAATATTTAAGCGGTAAAGCCATAAATGTACAAGGCTATCTGATGGGCGGTCAGATAGATGAGAATGATTATCATAAATGCGCCTTTGATTCTGAAGTCTTGGAAGAGA